CTGAACCGCATGGCGTTTTCAGAGCGCCTGCCGCGCAACAGCGAAAGCCGGGCCTTGTCCGTATCCATGCGGCTTATCAAAAAGCACTATCCGCATATTCAGTGGATCGTTTCTTTTGCCGACGCGGAGCAATGCGGGGACGGCACCATTTACCGCGCGGCGGGATTTGTTCTGACCGGCATAACCAAAAACCGCAGCATTTATGAATTTCCGACCGGCCACCGCCTGGCACAAATGACCATGAGTGCAAACTGGGATGTCGAGATTATGCGCGAGGTCTGCGCGCAAATGGGGATCGAGCAAAAATACAGGACGGCGAAAGAATGGATGGAACTGGGCGTCAAGCAACTGCCCGGCTATCAGATGCGCTATCTGTATTTTCTTGATCCCACCGCCCGTCAGCGCCTGAACGCGGAAATTTTGCCGTTTTCAAAAATCGCTGAAATGGGCGCGGGAATGTACAAGGGAGAAAAAGTTTCGCGTGGATAGCTTAAAAGTAAAGCGCCGGGAGTCCATCCCGGAAAAGGCGGGGCAGTACCGACCTCCACGCTCCAGTTTATTGCTGGCGCAAAATTCTATGCGCCTCTTTGACGGTTTCAAGGATGCAGGGTTCCTGCGCGTCGCCGCTGGCAAGGGCGAACCGCAGGGCTTCGCCAATATCCTCGGGCGTCATGTTCCGGTTTTCGCCTTCCCTGTCGGCGATTTCAATAATATCATCTATGGACCATACCGTGAAAATTCCGGCTTTGTCCGTGCGGTTTAAATGGTTTTTCATCATATTGGCCCCTTTATATGAGTAATTTCAATGGGTTACTCCCATAACGATACTCTGGGCCGCTGGCAAAAATCCCTCGAAAAGACCGGTTTTCAGGTCTTTTTTCCAAAAAGGTTAAGAATATGGCGGAGCTTGTCTCTCAATCGGAATATGCCCGCCGGAAGAATGTTTCCCGGCAATATATCAACCGCCTTGTGCAGCAGGGGAAAATCCCGGCGGACGAAGAAAAACGGATGGATCCGGACCTTGCCGACGCGGTTCTGGCGCAACTGGCCGACCCGGCGCGCCGCCTGAACGGCGGGACGGAAGAGGAAACCGATCCGGTCCCGGCGGATGATTACGAAGAAGAAAACGCAGGTAGCGCGCCCGCAAACGGCCATACATCCTTTGCAAAATTCCGCAGCGCCCGCGAAGCCTATCAGGCAAAGCTGGCGCAGCTTGATTATGAAGAGCGGGCCGGAAAGCTTGTCAAAAAAGATGAGGTTGAGCGCGAGGCGTTCGATATTTCCCGGCAACTCCGTGACCGCTTTTTGTCGCTGCCGCAGGAACTGGCCGGAACGCTGGTCGGCATGAGCGACGAAAAGGAAATCGCAAAATTTCTGCGCGCCAAAATTCGGGATGCGCTGATGGAGGCTTCCAACGATGTTAGCCTCGGCGCGTGAAGTGTACCGGCAGGCCTTTTCAAGAGGCCTGATGCCGGACCCGGATTACAATGTTTCGGAATGGGCGGCGGAGCGCCGCGTTCTACCGGCGGAAACCACGTCCTTTCCGGGCAAGTGGCGCAATGAGCGCACGCCGTTTCTGATCGAGGTGATGGATTGTCTGTCGCCGCAGCATCCGTGCGACCGCGTAACGCTGATGAAATCGGCGCAGGTATCGGGATCGGAAGGGATCACGAATTTTATCGGCTATATTATCGACGTGGCACCCGGCCCGGCCATGGTCATTCATCCGACCATGGACGCAGGCAAGGCTTGGTCGCGCGAAAAGCTGACGCCGAACATCGAGGAAAACGACTGGGGCAGAAAGGTCGCCGAGAACAAAAGCCGGGACGGTGCCTCAACGTCCATGTTCAAAAAGTTTCCCGGCGGGTTTTTGGTTATCACCGGCGCAAACTCCGCCGCCGCCTTGCGGCAGAAGTCCATCCGGTATCTGTTCAAGGATGACTGGGACGAGTGGCCGCTGGATGTGGGCGGCCAGGGTGACCCCGATAAAATGGCGAACGCCCGGCAAATCGCCTTTCACGATTCCGGCACCGCCAAAAGTTTTGAAGTTTCGACACCGACGCTGAAATCCATCAGCCGGATTACGCGCAGCTACGAGCAATCGGACCAGCGTGTTTTCGAGGTGCCTTGCCCGCATTGCGGGGAGGAACAGGAATTGCGTTTTTTCCCGGCGGCGCAGGAGCCGTTCAAGGGCGGCTTAAAATTCAATAAAAAGCCGCCGCACATGGCGTATTACGTCTGCGAACATAACGGCTGTATTATCGAACACCACGAAAAGCGCAAAATGCTGGCGGCTGGCCGGTGGCTGGCGCGCAACCCGGAGGGCACCCATCCGGGCTTTTATATCAATGCGCTCTATTCGCCGTTCACGACGTGGGACAAGATGGTGGAGGCGTTCCTTGCCGCCAAGGATAACCCGCGGGAACTGAAAACCTTCTTTAACCTGTGGCTGGGGCTGGCATGGGAAGAACGCGGCGACGCTCCCGATTGGAAACGCCTGCTTACGCTGCGCGAGGATTATCCGCTCGGCTTCGTGCCGCAGGGCGCGCTGATAATCACGGTCGGGATCGACGTGCAGAAGGACGGTTTTTACTACGAAGTCGTCGGCTGGGGTATCGGCAAAACAAGCTGGGTTATCGACATAGGCTTTTTGTCCGGCGATACCGGTCACCCGGCGACATGGAAACAACTGGACGACCTTTATCATCGTTATTATGAGAACGCTTGGAGCCGGTCCTTTCAGGCCGACATGCTGGCGATAGACAGCGGCTATATGACCCACCTTGTCTATCAATGGGTGCGCGGCAAACCGCGCGCCTTTGCCGTCAAGGGCGTGGCGGGCGCGCAAGCGCCGGTTCTGGGCACGGCCTCAAAGATCGACGTGACCTTTACCGGCAAGCGAAAGAAACGCGGTTCCATGCGTATCTGGCCGGTCGGCGGCTGGCAGGCGAAGTCCGAATTTTACGCTTACCTGCGGCTGGAAGGCACGGCGGAAGGCGCGGAAATGAATCCGCACGGCTATTGCCATTTTTCGACCGGCTGCGATGAAAACTATTTCAAGCAGCTAACCTCCGAAAGCCTTGTTACGCACCAACGTAACGGACGGGAAATCACGGAATGGATGGTCAGCGGCGAAAACCACTTTCTGGATTGCCGCATTTATAACATGGCCGCGGCGGAGCGCTGCGAGATCAGCCGGTTTACGGTTGAGAAATGGCGGGCGCTTGCCACCTTGCGGGAAGTGCCGCCGGAAACCTTGCAGGGCGATTTGCTCGCTCTGGAAAACCAGCTTAACCAAGTCCCGAAACCCAGCGTCCAGCCCGCGGAACCTAAAGAAATGCCGCAGGCGGGCGAAGAGAACCCGAAACCAAGACCACCGGCCCGGCGGTCACGCCGCCGGATACGGGTCAAACATTAAAAAGGAATCTGCAAACATGACGGATACGCAAACATTCACGCCGGAAATGCTGGCCGAACTTGAGCGCGCCTATGCCAGCGGCACAAAACGCCTCACCTATGACGGCAAGACCATCGAATATCAGGACCTTGCCGATATGGAGCGGGCTATAAACACCATTCGCCGCAATCTCAACAAACAGGCCGGAACCCGCAAATCTCGCCGCGTTCACTTGCGGAGCAACCGGGGAGTTTAGAGAAATGAAAAAACCGACGCTTTTAGGCCCGGACGGGAAACCGATCCGGGCCAATTCTTTTACCACCGGGTTTGACGCCGCCAGCACAGGCCGCCGGATGAAAAACTACCGGCCTTCCAGCGCCGCTATTAACGCGCTGGTCAATGGCTCCCTTGTGCGGATGCGCGACCGGGCGCGCGATCAGGTGCGCAATATTCCATGGATGCGCCGGGCCGACCGTTCCTTTGTGGCTAACGTCGTCGGCAACGGTATCCGGCCCATCCCGAAAGGCGGCGACAAGGATTTCCAAAGCGCCGTCAAGGAAGCATGGAATGAATGGACGATGGAAGCCGACGCGGACGGCCGTCTTGATTTTTACGGCTTGCAGGCGCTTATCGTTCGTTCCGTCTATCAATCCGGGGAAGTCCTTGTCCGAAAGATTTTCAGGCCGACGGACGATTTCAATCTGTTAATCCCGTTCCAGCTAAAAGTTCTGGAAGCCGATCATCTGGATCACACCTACAATATGCACCTGTCCGGCGGCGGAAAGATCGTGCAGGGAATCGAGTTTGACGCGCTGGACCGGATCGCCGCCTATCATCTCTGGAAGGAGCATCCGAATGAAATGATCGGTATCCGCGACCCGGCGCGGCGCATACGGGTTCCTGCGGATGAAATCCTGCATATTTTTGAAGTGGAACGGCCCGGCCAGACGCGCGGCTTTCCAAAAATCGCCAGTTCCATTTTGCGAATGCTGGATCTCATGGAATATGAGGACGCCGAACTGGTGCGCAAGAAATTTGCCGCCTATCTGACTTTTTTCATTACGTCCCCGGCAGATGACGAGCGCAGCGTTCTGGATGAAGAAATCGCCGAAGCCCTTGCCGCCGGTGGCGGCGGGAGCGACGAATCCCGGCCCTTTGAAACCGACCTTGAGCCTGGCACCGGGCTTTATCTCGATCCGGGGCAGGAAGTCAAGACGGCGGAACCGGCGGACGTTGGCAGCACTTACGACCCGTTCGTTAAAATGAACCTGCGCGCGGCGGCGGCAGGCAGCGACGTTATGTACGAAGCCATGACCGGCGACCTTAGCGGCGTTAATTTTTCTTCCATCCGCTGGGGCCTGAATGAAGCGCAGCGGATTTGGGAGCAATTCCAGAAACAGCTTTTGATCGCGCAATTCTGCAATCCCGTCTGGCGGGTTTTCATGTTTGAGGCTTTCAAAGTGGGGCTGTTCGAGGCGGACGGGTTTGCCTTTAACCCGCGCCCGTTTCTGAAAGTTAAATGGCTGGCTCCCGGCTGGCCGTATGTGAATCCGCAGCAGGAAGCCACCGCCGATAAAATCGCGGTGCGCAGCGGCTTTGTCAGCCGGACCGGCGTTGCGGGCCGCCGCGGCTATGATGTGTCCGAAGTAGATGAGGAAAACCGCGCCGATATTAGCCGGGCGGATTCCCTCGGGCTTGTTTACGACACGGACCCGCGCGCGGTCAGCGATAAGGGACAGGCGCAGGCCGTCAATCCGGCGCAAGACCCGGACGAACAGGCGCAGGCCGCCGCCGAAGCCGATGAACGCGACCTTATAAGAACGGAGTAACCAGACATGCCGAATGATATGAATGCAGGCGCGCGGGCGCGCCTGCCGCACATTGCCGCGCGCCTTTTTGAAGAGCCGCTGCTTATGCATCCCCGCAAACTGCACACGATTGTCAATGTGCTGGCCCCGCGGCTTTTTGCGGATATTGAACTGACCGAAGACATGAAGATAGCGGCGCAAGACGGGTTTCTCGCGGCGTCGAACGCGCCGCTCGATCCGGGCCTGCGTTCACTCGCCATGATCCCCGTCCATGGCACGCTCGTGCAAAGGGGCGACTCGCTGGATGCAGCGTCGGGGCTTCGGTCTTATGAATCCATCCGCGAGGATTTTGACGAGGCTATGGCGCGCGGTGACATTGACGCCGTGCTGTTCGATATTGACAGCGGCGGCGGGGAAGCCGCAGGCGTTTTCGATCTGGTCGATTACATAGCCTCCTGCCGCGGCGAAAAGCCGGTTTATGCCTTTGTCAATGAACACGCCTATTCAGCGGCCTATGCCATTGCCTGCGCGGCGGAAAAGATTTTCCTGCCCCGCGCGGGCGGCGTCGGGTCCATCGGCGTTGTCGCCGTGCATCTGGATCAATCCGGCTTTGATGAGAAAGCCGGGCTGCAATACACGCCGATATTCGCAGGTGCGCGCAAGATTGACGGCTGGCCGCATTCTCCGCTTTCGGCGGAAGCGCAAGAACGGATGCAGGCCCGCGTCGATACGGTGTACGGCATTTTTACCGGCACCGTCGCCAAATATCGCGGCTTGCCGGAAAGCACGGTTATAGACACCGAAGCCGATTGTTTCGACGGCATGGACGCCGTGAAAGCCGGTCTTGCCGACGGCATAGCCAGCTTCGATGAAGTCATTGAAATCCTCTTTGCCGATCTTCAGCAGCGCAAAGCAGACCAAGTTTCCGGGCTTGCCGCCCGCGAAAGCCACTCCGGGCGTGCCGGAGATTCTTTAACCAACGTGAAAGGAAAGACCATGCCGATAAAAAATCTGGTTATGGGTCGCAATCGCCGGGCGGTTCAAACACAAGAAGAACCCGACGAGGACGACAAAATGCCGAATGATCCGAACCCGGATGAGGAGGCGCAAGAGGAGGAAGACCAAGAGGAAAACCTCCAAGACGAAAACAACGACGAGGACGAAAATCTTATCGACGATGAAGACGAAGAAGAGCTTCAGGAAGACGATGAGAAAGAAACCGCCTATCGCCAAGGCTTTGCAGCCGCGCAAAAGGAAACGCTGGAAATCGCGTCCCTTTGCAAGCTGTACGGCAAGCCGGAACTGACGGAACTGTATATCCGCAAGGGATATAGCGCGAAGCAGGTCCGCAAAAGGCTTCTGGCGAAGCGGAACCGCGAGCTGAAAGAAACCTCGCAATCCTCTGTTATCAGCAACCAGCAATCCGCCCGCAGCCGCCAAGGTTCCGGGCGCGTGGTCGCTGCCGTCAAAAACAAACTTGGAATGAAGGAGTAAGAAGAAATGGTCAATCCCATTACTGAAAAAAATGTCATGGGGGACATTGTTCTGTATGAACATCCCTCCCATTACAGCCGCGACACCGCTGTTATCGTCAGCGGCGCGGGCGTTTTGAAACCCGGCTCCGTGCTGGGGAAGCGCACGAAAACCGCTGCCGACGCCACGGCGGACGGCGGCAATACCGGCGACGGCACCATCAGCGCCGTAACGCTGGGAGCCTTGGCGGAAACCGGCACATATAAAATCATATGTATCGGTGCCGCCACTGACGGCGGCACGTTCGCCGTCTATACGCCCGCCGGTTTCCGGCTGGCGGATGCGCTTGTCGGCACGGCCTATGCGGGCGGTCACCTCAATTTCACCATAAGCGACGGGGCCGCGGACTTTGTGGTCGGCGATACGTTCACGGTCGATGTTACCGGCGACGGCAAATATGACTTTGCCAAAGCTGGCGACGTGACCGGCCTTGCCGATGCCGCGGTTGTGCTTCTGGAAGAGGTGGACGCGACCGCCGCCGACGTTGCGGACGCTCTTGTTCTGGCGCGGGACGCTATCGTTTCCGAACAGGGGCTTGTTTTTCATTCATCCGTGGATGACGCCACCAAACGGGCCGCTATGAAAGCAGGCCTGAAAGGTGCCGGTATCCTCTCAACACAAGGAGTATAAGCAATGCCTAATATTATTGACGTGTTTGGCGGCGACGGCTTTTCCGTTAAGGAACTGACCGACGCCATAAACCTGTTTCCTAACCAGTACGGCTTGATTAACGCCATGGGGATTTTTGACACAAAAGGCGTGGCCACCACGTCCGTTGCGGTGGAAATCAACAAGGGCGTTTTGAACCTGATTCAAAGCAAGCCGCGGGGAACGCAGGCCAACAAAAATATCCGGGGCAAACGGGAATTGCGGTATTTTGAAATCCCGCATTTTCCGCTGGATGACACCATCTTCCCCTCGGATATTCAGAACGTGCGGGAATTTGGCAGCCCCGACCAGATGAAAACCCCTGAAAGGGAGGTGGCCGACCGGCTGGAGGAATTGTCGAAAAAGCACGACATTACTTATGAGTATCTGAAAGCCGGGGCGATTGCCGGTCAGGTTCTCGATGCGGACGGCTCCGTCATCCTTGATATTTTCAACGAGTTTGGCGTGACCGAAAGCGGGGTGAATTTTGCCCTATCCACCGATACCACCAAACTTGAGGAAAAGACGCAGGAGGTATGGGGCACCATTGAAGACGCGCTGGAGGGCGACACGCTCGAAGGCATTGTCGCCCTGTGCAGCCCGGAGTTCTTCAAATCCCTGACCACGCACCCCGTCGTCAAGGATGCTTTCAAGGAGTATGTCAGCCATACGGCGCGCATGGCCAATATTCTGTCCAGCGTCGTTCCGGCCAGCGGGCCGGGCATTCCGGGCAGCGTCGAACAGGCGACGGAGCCTTTGCGCCGGGACGTGCGCAAGGGGTTCTTCTGGCAGGACATCTGGTGGATAGAGTACCGGGGCAAAGCCACGTTTAAGCAGGAGGACGGCTCTACCGCCACACGGAACTTTATCGCGCCAAACACCTGCCGGTTTCTGCCCTTGGGTACGCAAGACACCTTTCGCAGCTACTACGCGCCTGCGGACTGGATGGAAACCGTCAATACGGTCGGCCTGCCGAAATATTCAAAGGTCGTGCCGGATCAGGCCGGGCGGTGGGTGGAATTGCTTTCGGAAAGCAATCCGCTGCCTTTGTGCTTGCGCCCGAAAGTCCTTGTCAAAGGGGCGCGCACGTCCGGCGACCTGTAAACCGCCTTTTCTCATGGCACCCTCCCCACCTGACGCCAGCCTCCTGCATAAGGGGCTGGCGTCTTTTTTCCCTCCGCAATGAAAGGATTTAAACAATGACGGAAAACAGAATACAGGCCGCGCTGGCCGGGCCGGATTCCAGCCCCGCGCCGATTGTCGGTTATGAATATCAGGACAGCCAGGGCGCGGTACAAGGCCAAGCCCTTGACGTGACCGATACCGAAGATCAGTCCGGCGTTTTCGGCTTCAACGAAGTGCGCATTCAGGTTGAAGTCGATACGCATTACTGGATCGGGGCAACGCCGAGCCTGAACCAAGGGGCGGGCCGGATGGATATTTTATTCGCCGGTGTCGTTTATCACGAGGTCGTCGATCCGGCGCATAAAATGACTTTTATCTCTGCGGACGGCGCGTCCACAGGGAAGCTGTTCATTCGCCCGGTTAAAAGGCTGCCCGAAGAATGAGCCGTTTTGATCTGGTCGTCGAACGCAATTTTTTTGTGATGGGCGAGGACGCGACATACACGCCCGCCGGTGGCGATCCGTTATCCATAAAGGTTATGCCGCGCCGCCCGGATGAAATCCTCGGTATCGGCGAAACCATGATCGTAACCGGCACCGATATTTTCGATGTGCGCGCGGCGGACATAACCCAGCCCGCCGAGGGCGACACACTTATATATAAGGGCAAGACCTACATTGTGCAGGGAGAACCGCAAACACGCGACCCGGACGGCTGATCTGGACGCTTAATACAAGGGCTGCGTGATGAAAATAATTGCAAAAGCCGCCAAGGATATTCGCCGGGCCATGGACAAGGAATTTAAAATCCTGACGCGCGGCATTAAGGCCGGAACGCGGGAGGCCGGGGAAGCCCTGAAATTTTCCCTGCGCAAACAGGTGCGCAATGCAGGCATGAGCCGGAAATTCTCCAATACCTGGCGCGCAAAGCATTTTGAAAATGACGGTTACAATCCGGCGGCGCTGGTCTTTTCAAAAGCGCCGGAAATCGCCCGCTCATTCGATGAAGGAACGCTCATTACCGTAAACAAACGGGACTGGCTGGCCATTCCCACAAAATACGCGCCGAAAAGGATCGGCAAATTCAGGGCAACACCGGCGCGGCTGGCAAAAGAAAGCCGGATTAAATTCCGCTTTGTCCAGACCGGCCCCGCCACTGCCGTTCTGATCGCCAAAAGCGCCCGCCGCAAAAAGCCGGAGGTCATGTTTGTTTTGGTCAAACGCGCCAAAATGCCGAAAAAATTCGATGTTGAGGGCGCAGCCAGAAAGTGGGCCGGGAAAATGCAGGAACTGATCGAAAGGGAACTCGCAAAACAAGTGGCAAGGGCCGAAAATGAGTAAAGCGGAAGACGTTTTAAACAAGCTGAAAGAGCTGCTCGATTCCGGCACCGGTGCCAAGGTCGAACGCAATTCGGATGCGCCGGGAAAAATACCGGCGGGCGGCCTGCTTGTTATACATGACGGCGACCCCGGCGAACCGGACGTAACGCTCGGCGGTTTCAGTAACACCTATTACAGCCACGATATTGAACTGGAAATTTACGTGCAGGAGGGCGACGCCGCCCAGCGGGACGCAAAATTCGACCTGCTCTTGCAACAGATTGACACAATTCTGCAAACCAAGCCGCCGCTGGAGGGCTCGCGGACGGTTTGCTTTACGGACGGCCGGAAATTACCACGCAGGCCGTAGAGGGAGGGACGGCAATCAAAACCGGCATCCTGATAATTCAGGCCGACTACGAAACAGCCAGCCCTTTGGGATAAAGAGGCTTTTGTAAGGTCCGGGAATCCCTTAACATTTACAAAAAGCTTGAAACTGTACGACTAAACTGGTACACTTATGAAAGATAGAGAATACATTGTCTATGAGGGCGAAGCCTTCACCGTCGAATGGTACTACGATGCCAAGGGCAAGAGCCAGCCTCTGAATTTTTACGAGGAACTGGACAGGGATCAGAAGATTCAGCTTTTAAAGCTCGTAAAAACCATAGGCGACATAGGCAGCATACAGAACAAAACAAAGTTCAGGAACGAGGGCGACAAGATTTTCGCTTTTAAGCCGAAGCCGAACAGGTTTCTTTGTTTCTTTGTAGAGGACAAGAAAATCGTGATTACAAACGGCTTCACGAAGAAACAGGATAAGCTGCCGCCCACGGAAAAGAAACGTGCTTTGAACCATAGGGCTGATTATCTGGCCCGGACGAAAAAAGGATCGTATTACGATGGCTAGGAAAACGATGAGTACATATGAACGGGAAATGCAAGACCCGGCGTTTAAAGAGCAATTCGAGAAGGAATATAAAGAATTTGCTCTTTCCGAACTTCTTCTGGCCATGATGGAAGAGGATGATATGTCCGTGCGCGGGTTGGCAAAAGCGGTGGGAATCTCTCCTTCCGTTATTCAAAAACTGCGCAGCGGAGAGCAGCAGGATTTGAAACTTACAAATTTTGTCAATATCGCTAAAGAGTTCGGCTATACCCTTGTCCTTGAAAAAGGGGAAAACCGTATCCGGCTGGGCGGTTAATCCCCGGACAGCCAAACACTGGAATTTTAAAAGCCCGCCTTCCAGCGGGCTTTTTTAATGCCCATCCCGTAACCCTCAAAAATGGAGAGAAAAACTATGGCAAGAGCGTATGGTTCCAATGCCACCCTGCTGCTGCGGCGCGAGAGCGTGTATGGGCAGCAGCCTGCGGGCAATTACTACAAAATGCCGTTTACCAGCTCGAATCTGGGCAGCGAACAGGGTTTGCTGGAAGACCCGGTTCTGGGCTTCGGGCGCGACCCGGCCCAGCCCTTGCGGGACGTTATCAATGCCGACGGCGATATTGTCGTGCCGGTCGATCCCCGCTATCTCGGCCTGTGGCTCACCGGCATTTTCGGCGACCCGGCTTCCGGGGACGTTGCCGCCACCGGTTATATCGACTTTCCGGCAAACCCGCAGGAAAACGACACGATCACCATAAACGGCGTCGTGTTTACCTTCGTCAGCGGTACGCCCGGTGCCGATGAAATCCAGATTCAGGGCACGGCCATTCAAACGGTCGATGAAACCGTCACGGAACTGAACAATTCCATTGACGCGGATGTAGATGACGCGACCTACAGCCGCCCGACCGGCACGCAGCGCCTGCTCGTTACCTACGATACCGTCGGCGCTGCCGGTAACGATTTTACGCTGGCAGCGTCCGCGGCAACGGTCAGCGCGGCCACGCTGGAAGGCGGCGGAACCCAGCATCTCTTTGAATCCGGCATGGATAGTTTGCCCAGCTACGGCATAGAAATCGGTATGGCGCAAATTCCCGCCTATTTCATGGAACTGGGCGTCGTGCTGAACAGCATAGCTTTCGATTTTCAAAGATCGGGCGCTGCCACCGCGACAATCAACGCCATTGCGCAGGGCGAGGTCCGCAACGGCGCTTCTCAGGGCGGCACGCCGCAAGAGCTTACCTTTAACCGAATCAGCCAGTTTCAGGGCGCTATCCGCAGCGGCGGCGTGGCTATCGGCAATCTTACGTCCGGCTCCGTCGTTTACTCCAACAATCTGGAGCGGATTGAAACCATCCGGGATGACGGAAAGATTGACGGGGCCGATCCGACGGTTGCGTCCCTGACCGGCACAATCAATATCCGCTTTGCCGATACCCTTTTCATCGACAAGGCGGCAAACGGGGAGCCTGTGGCTCTGGAGTTTTCCTATAAACTCTCGCCCGGCCTGATCGTGAAACTGACGGCGCATGAGGTTTATTTGCGAAAACCGAAACTGCCTGTAAACGGGCCGGGCGGCGTTGAGGCCTCTTTTGAATTTCAGGGCGCAAAGAACACGGCGGCGGGAAACATGATGGAAGTCCGCCTTATCAACGATTTGGACGGGAGCCAGTACCTATGATCGACTTGAAACCTCAAACCGAGCCTTACGATTTGGAACTCTCTTACGGCATTGCCGTAACGGTTCAGCCCCTGACCACCGCCGGAATGCTGGCCGCGCAAGCTGCCGCCCGCAAGGCCGCGGACAGGGAAATCAGGGAGGCAAAAATCACGCCCGATCAGGAAATCCGCGACGGTTTGTATCAGGCGCACCTGATTTATGAACTGGCCGCCCGCCATATCACCGCGCTGAAAGGTGTGGGGATTGACGGAGCAAAGGCTCCGGCCACGCCTGAAAATATCCGCGCCGTCATGGATTTGTATCCGGTCGGCGAGCGCTTCTATCAGGAATTTACGCTCCAGCAATTGATTCTCAATGCCTCAAAAAACGTATCAAGGC